TTCATTACTTCTGGGTCAGTTAAATACTGCATTGAAAAAGCTGGTATAGCTGCACTCAATACTCTTCCTGGATTTATTTTAGACATTATATTACCTTGAGGTGCTAAATTTGTATTAAACCCTGAATAGTTTTGTAAACCTCTTAAAAAAGGTTGTATTTTATCTCCAACTTTATTTAAAGTACTGATACCACTCTGTATAGTTCTTTGACCTAGTGGTGAATTTGCAGCTCTACCAGCCATACCTAATCCTGCTAGTCCAGCATAGTATAATCCAAGAGGAATCATTATTCTTTATCTTTTTTCATTTGTTCTTTGGCTATGTCGCTCATAGTTTTCTCTCTTGCAAGAGATTTGTTTGCTCTAGAGCGAAGTGCATCTCTTCTCTCATTTGATTCTATTGACTGTTGCTCTACCGCTATGTCAGATTCTGCTTTTGCTTTATCTAACTCTAGTCTAGCTATATCAATTTGTGCATCGGCAGCTTCTTTCTGCTCTTTCATTTCAAACTCACGATTTCTATCTGCGGCTCTCTGTTGTGAGTCTGCAACTTTTCTATCTGCCTCTTGCTTTTTAATTTGTAAATCTTGCATTGCAATTTGTACCCTAGGGTCTTGCTGTTGCTGCTGCTGCTGCTGTTGTTGCATTGCCTGCTGGTTTGCCTGTGACATCTGCATTGCTGCTTGTGCTTGTAGGGCAGCTACTTGATTTTCCATTTCTGGTGACATCTCTTCATACTTTTCATCTTGACCAGGATTTGCTCTATCGTATTCTGGTGCTGATGGTAACTGTGTTCCAGACATTGCGGATACCTGTTGTCTATATTTGTGTGCCATGTGTTCCTGAACGTGAGCCACTATACTTCCAGCTAACGCTTGAGCAACCTGCGGTGACTGAGGAGTCATTGTTGGGTCGTTTAGCATAGCTTGGTGAACTGCCATGTGTGCATCGTGGTCTTGACTTGCGAATGCCTTTACTGGTCTTCCGTAAAGTAAAGCGTAATTTTCTGTAGCTGGGTCTTTTCTTCCAGCACCCATCTCTGGTAATAATATTTCATCTATGTTCTTAACGTCTAAGGCTTGATATAATCTCCTGTACGCTTCCTTCATATCATGAATTTGAGGTGCAGCGGCTGCAGCTTGTAATTGAGTTTGTGCTAACAGAACTCTTTGTGCAGTAGAAAATATGTTTGGGTCTGATACTGGTAAGATATCAATTCTGTCATCAAAATCTTTTTTAAATATAAATCTGTTTCCGCCCTCTTGAGCATATGGATAATAAGAAGGTAAAAAATCTTTATTAATTCTAGTTAAAATTTTAAATTCTTCTTTTTGTGCTTTATGTAATCTCTTGTGAATAGAGGACATCACCTTAATGCCTTGCTCTAATAGAGCAATTGTAGTTCCAACAGGTGCATTTGAATTCATGTCACCAGCCTGTAAATCTGTTATGGCTGCTAGTCTTCTTCCTTCTTGAGTCATTGAGCCAAGTAAGGCGAATAGGGTCTGCGATGGTTCTTTAAATGGAAGAGGAACAATAGACTTTCTAATGTCGTCTCCGTATCCCTCTACATCTCTGAACTCACCAAAACCAACAGGGTGTTCGCCTTCTACCCTCATGCCTCTAGCTTTAAAACCACCAGGTAAGTTAGCGAACTGTCCTGCGTCAACCAAGGAGCGAAGTATGGTTGTAACTGATTTCTGTAAGTTTCCTAGTAAGTGGACATAGCCTAAACCATAGAATCCAAAACCAGGTAGAAATTTATAATGAACAAAATGTTGTAATCTTTTAAAGTCTGGGTCATCTTCTCTAAAGTTTTCTCTAATAGAAAGAATTTGTTTTGTTTCTTTGCATATAGTCACAATGTAGGGACAAGCAAAATCTTTTTCATATCCAGGAATTTCTAAATCAACGTGCATTTCAAGAAGGGTAAGTCTTCCATCTTTTTGATAACTCTTGGATGGTGAGATACCTTCAATCTCTTGAATTTTTTGTGTAATGTCGTTTGAGTCATCTTCCTCTGGAGTCATATCTATATCGATATCACTATAGAATCCGTTGCTTTGTTTTCTACTTAATTCATTTTGAGTTATACGAATGATATGTGTGTATCTTCCAGATGTTCTTAAATCAACAGTATTGTATGAAACAACAAAATCAGTAATAGGAATAAATTTAGATACGGGTCTCTTTAAGACTTCATCATAATAAACTTTTTTAAAGCAACTTCCTACTATCGGTAAATAGAAAAGCATTTGGTCAAAGTCATCAAAGTATTCTTCCATACTTTCTGTTACTTGATAATTTAAAAATTCTTTTACTCTGTTAGCTTGCTTAACAATCTCATCAGTTTTGTCTCCAATAATTTGTGTTTTAACAGGACCACCAGATGGAAATAATTCTTTAATAGCTTGTGATTGAAATTGTACTGCACCCTCAATCATCATTGGGTGGTGAGCCGAACAGGCTCCAGGAAAAGGATTCTGAGACTCTTCGATTTTTAATCCAAGGAGTTCCATTCCTTTTTTAATTGTTTCTTCATATTCTTTTCTTGAGTCAACATCCGCTTCAAAAGCCTCAAGCAATTCAGATGCAATTGTATCTAGTGTATCTTCATCTAAATCTTCTGCGAGGTTATCTGATATAGCAGTAGGCTCTTCTTCAATAGTGCCCTCTGCTATTATAGTAACTTCCTCATCCACAAGAGGATTAACTTCTTCAAACGGTGTTCTTGCCATTAAAATATTCCTTTAAATTTAGTACCTTTTATTGCAATACCATTTCTTCTTTTAGCCATAGTATTTTTAGATGATGATACCTTCTTTTTTTTTACTATACCACCATTTTTTTTGTTTACAGTATCTTTTTTGTTTACAAAGTTATTAATTTTATCAATACCTTTTACTATTAATCTACCAAAGGGAGAACCCATTTTATTTGGGTCTTTTTTTTTAAATTCTTGAGTTAATAAATAACCTACGTCTTCCATAGTAGGATTCTCATTACCATCTAATTTTAATTTATTTTTAGCATACTTAATGTTTGATGGATTACTAGTATAGTTTTCAAGCAGTAACTGTAATCTTTCTTTATCCATTAAAATATTCCTTTAAATTTTGTGCCTTTGATAGCTGCTCCGCTACCACGAGATTTTTTAGATTTAGTTTTCTTTGCTAAACCACCATCCTTCATTACTTGGACATTGTATCCTCTTTTGCCCAAGGTTGTTTTTCTGTCTGGATTATCTGGGTCTATATTATCTAAAGGATTTTTTTTTGAACCAAACGCTTCTCTATCAGCATCTTTTGCTTTTTCTCTAGCAATTTCATTTTTATTTATAGGTTTATTTGATTTTCCTTCTTCTAATACATTAATTTTTTTAGCACCTCTATTGGTTAAATTATTAAACATCTCTTTTGTTTTAGCAATTATAATTTTTCCGCTAGGTAGCATCATTCTAACTGCTTTAAAAACTGACATTAAAATACGCCTTTAAACTTAGTACCTTTGATAGCAATACCAGTACCACGGGGTTTTTTAGATTTAGATACGCTTCCGCCTTTTTTATATTTCATCATACCACCACCCATTTTTTTAACAGGTCCACCCTTGTTATATTTTTTTGCTTTTACAGAGTTCATTTTTTCTTGTACTGACTCTGGTAACATAGAGAAACCCTTCATTGCTTCTCCGCCATCTGCCATTTTAAGACCCATGTTTTTTTTACGAGCATTCATCATGCCACCCATGTTTTTTTTAACAGGTTTAGTTTTTTCTCTAAAATCTCTTATACCTGAAACGGTATCTTCTGCTAATGTTAGGGGACCAGTCGCACTTCCAAAAATTAAATCTTTAATATTTAAATCACCCTTTATGAGTTGGTCTAAACCTTCTTTAGCTCCACCATAAAGACCAGAACCTATAATATATTTTTTAATTAGACCCATTTTAGTTTTTGGTATTTTGTTATTTGTTTTATTTTTGTCAATCTTCTCTTGTAATTTTAATATTTTTTCTTCTTTACTATCAAATAGACCCATTATTTTTCTCCTTGTTCCTTCATGTGGTCAGACATCTCCTTGGCTCGATTGGGGGTCTGCTTTGCCCACTTTGAGTCAAGCATCTGAACTGACGCTTCTGTATAATTAGGTGGACTGCACTTGAGTGCCTCCCACATCATCTTAAATTTAGAGACACCATTCCCTCCTAGTTGAAATACCATCTCCGTTATTATATTTTGTGCTTCTTCATTTGCTTCTGTTTTCTCACACATATACGCTGCAGTGTCTACTGCGTGCTGTAAATCTTTTTTAAGTATCTCCTCGAGATACTCCTTATCGTATACCTTGCCGTCTTCCCAGTGGTCCTCAACACACAAGTGTCCGTACCCCACGGTTCTCTTGCCTAGGCTGTCTAAATACACCTGGTCACGAAAACCTTCGTGCCTCTTAACAGAATCTAATAGTGATTCATTCATTACCAATAACTTCCTTTCGGTCCTGATGGTTCTTCGTATGGTGCATCCTGATGATGACTGACCATCCATCCTTTTCTTAATCTGAGTAGTGCTTGAGATAGAGAATCCACTAAGTCGTCATGCTTAGTATTTGGAAACGCTGCACACTGAGAGACTACAGCCTCAGTTGCGTCTGTATCTGGTGCCCAAATTCTTCCAGCCTCAAATAGAGGAGTTATAGAGTGAACTCTAGCTAATTTATCTAATTTCTTAGGATTGAATGGAGTAATAGGTAATCCCGTTCTCATGAGCTCTTGCACGAGGGATAATCCACTTGCTTTAGCTTCTACTAGCACCAGGTCTGGCTGGTGTTCGTTATATAAACTTATTGCTGCATTCTTGAGTTCTGGAAATGTTAACCTCTCCCTAAATGAATCTAGGAGAATAAGATTGTATCCACCCTCACCGCTGAACACACCCCACGTTGTACACGCAGAGTAATCCGAAGTCTGACTAACTGTATAGGCTGTATCCCACGACTGTAATATATAATCACACTCTGGTAAATTTTCTTTCTTCCAGTACTTCCACCACCACCTCTTGATGACGTTTCCCTCTTCGATGGATGGGGTCTGATTGTAAAGCGAGGACCACTCACGGGTTCCCACTGTTTTTTTAATTTGTTCTAGTCTCTCTATAGGGTATGCATCTTTCCACAGGGGGTCGCCCTCCTTTAAGCCAAGCATCTTCGCTGCTCTCTCATTAAGGATAGCTGGAAATTCTACAATATCCCAACCCTCGTGTCCCGTCTCTTTGAGTATCCAGCCTGCGAGGTCATCCTCGTGCCATCTAGTCTGAATAACGATAACACTACCGCCAGGCATTAATCTTGTGTATGCAGTTGAGCGATACCAATCCAAAAGGTTTTTACGCATTGCTGGGGAGTCTGCCTCCTCTCTACCCTTGATGGGGTCATCAATGAGGAGTAAGTGTGCACCTCTACCAGTGATTGCTGAGCCAGCACCCACGGCATAGTACACTCCACCCTGCTGCGTGTGGAATCTCCTTACGCTAGCGGAGTCTGTCGCCAGTTGAGTTTCTGGAAATATTTCTCCGTATCTCTTGTCTTGCAGTTGGTTTCTTACTTTACGACCAAAGTCGTCTGCTAAGTCTTGAGCGTAAGTTGAGCAGATAATATACTTGTCTGGGTTCTTCCCCATATACCATGCAGGAAAGAATTCTGACGTTAGAATAGATTTACCGTGTCTGGGAGGCATGAATATAGCGAGTCGCTTAATTTCGCCTCTCTCTACCGCCTCTAGCTTCTCGGCTAATTTTTTTATGTGTGGTGGAGTCTTGTACTCCTCCATTTGAAATTGAGCGTATCCAATCAGAGTATTCTTAGCATTTTCTCTGGACTCTATCTCTTTGACTTGCCCAACTAACTTCTGGAGTATCTCAATCTTCTCTTGAGTTGTATCTGGAATTATCATATATATTTTTTTTATACCCCTATAGTATTTTTATTAGGGGTGGGGGTGTTTCCCTATTGGAGTTCAGTGTAGAGAGGCTCATAAAATAAAGGGGTCATTTCTCCCATATAAGCACCCCTGATGTTAAATTCAAAGTATTCTCTAGCTTCCTCTTCATCCATACCATCACGCTCCTGTAGTATGCTTATAATCTTATTTGTGTCATAGAGGAGAACGTCTGCATTGCTGCATCCTCCCGCTGTCCCTATAATAGCTTCATCGAAGCCATCCGCCTTTAGCAAATCATCATACATTCGAATATCATATCTAATTATCTATATTTCACAAGCACATAGTGTCTTAAAGGGAAGGGGGTATGTTTCTGCTATTATGGTATGTCGGTGTGCACTATATGGATGTTAGGGTAATCCAGACAATTGGGGGGTGGGGGGTATTATATTTGCCTATGTCAGAAATCGCACCTATTGTCCTAGTTAAGTATGTTGATATGCATGATAGTATTAATGATAGTTAGTCATGCTGATAACAGTGATGCCTGACACACACTCTCCCATTGTACTCATAATATAGATTATGCGACAATACAATATGCTGATGAATTAGTAATATGAGA